GATAAACAAGACGCAACTGAAGGTAAAACAGAATCAGAATCAAAACAAGATAAACCTGCTGTAGGTGATAAGACTGCTAAAGATGAAAACTCTGGTGGTGGTGCTGTTGGTGCTGGTGGCGATATGCAACTTGGTTCAATTACTAACAATTGGTTTGAAGGTCACAAAGAAAAATTATTAGATACAGAAACAAGTTATAATTATAGAAAAATTCCAAAACCAAAATTAAACAAAATTATAAAATCTAATAAAGAGTTTATATCTGATATGAAAAAATCTTTTGTTAATGATGGTAATGTTAAAAATTATTATCCATATCTTAAAAAAGAATACAAAAAGTTTATTAATGAATCTAAAAAAACTATTATGTATTTGGTTAAAGAATTTGAAATGAAAAAGGCGGCAACTGCCTATAAGAGATCAACACAAGATAAAACTGGTGTAATTGATCCTCTTAAATTACATAGTTATAAATTTAATGATGATATATTTAAAAGATTAACTATATTACCAGACGCTAAAAACCACGGTATGATGATGTTGTTAGATTGGTCAGGTAGTATGAGTGATACCATTTTTAAAACGGTACAACAAACAATTCAGTTAGTATCATTTTGTCAAAAAACAAATATACCTTTTGAGTTATATTTCTTTAGTAGTGAAATGGATAAAAAAGATGAAGACTATTCACACAAAAGAAGTAAAAATTTTAATTATAAACCTGGCGATATGGGTATTGATAAAATTAAACTAGTTAATGTTGCAAGTCATAAGTTAAAGAAAAACAAATTAGATGAATCTCTAATGTATCTATATCACTTAGCAATGTATTATGAACATAGATATTGTTGGAGAAGCAGTAGAGATCCATTTGCTTATGATAGACCTGATTCAGTACATATACCTAGTGAATACTTTTTAGGTTCTACACCTTTAAATGAGGCATTAATTGTTATGTTAAAATTAGTACCTTTATTTAAAAACAAATATAAAATTGAAAAAATGAATTTAATTACTTTAACTGATGGTGGTGGTAACTATGGTTGTTCAGAAACAATGCAATATGATTCAGAATCAAAACAACTTATAGGTACACATCCAGAAAATCAAGGTAGTACAGATGTTATGATATATAAAAAGAAATATCATTCCGTTAAAGATGAATTTTATGGTTATAGATCAACTGGTATTACAGGTACTCTATTAAATATGTTAAGAGATTACCACAATATTACAACTATCGGTTTCTATCTAGTTAAAAGAATAAGAAGGTGGGAAACTGATATGTATTTCAGACCTCAACATATAAGAGATTATTCTAAAAGAGAAGAAATCTACCAAAAGAATAGAAGTAAATTTAATAAAGAGAAGGTATGTACCGTACCTCAAAAAGGTTATGATGATTATTATATCGTTAATGCTAAAGATATGAAAGTTGAGAATACTGATTTAGATGGCATTAATGATACTATGAAAACTGGTAAGATTAAATCTTTATTCAGTAAAAGTATGAAAGGAAGAATCACTTCCAGAGTGCTTTTAAACAAATTTATTGAGAAGGTTGCATAATATGGACAAAAACATCAATAAAAACAAGGGTTATTACTGCTTGACTTTTGAGTCAATCTATGATAGCCTATATATATCAACAATTGAGAAAGGACTAATATAATGTTGTTAAATGATAAACAAAGAAACTTTATAGAACTATGCTATAAAGAGTTTGGTGATATTAAAGAAATCACTAGGGCACAACTTGTGAAAGTTGAGAAGAAACACAAAGTTTCTTTTCCACAATGGTTAGTGTCTAATAAAGACCTTAAAGTAAAAAAAGGTCTATTCAAAATGCCATCTGGTTCAGATACAGATGTGGAAAAACCAAATACTATGGAGAAAGTTGTAAAACCTACAACTGAAAAAGAGGCGGCTTATATCGTTTCTACTCTAACGGACAATGTTGTTCCTAACAAGGATAAAAACTTTGTAAGTTTTGGTAACTATCCAGACGTAAAATCAATTATTAAATCTAATAGATTTTATCCTGTGTTTATAACAGGTCTTTCTGGTAACGGTAAAACTCTTGCCGTGACTCAGGCGTGTGCTGATTTGAAAAGAGAATTAATTAGAGTTAATATAACAATTGAAACAGACGAGGACGATTTGCTTGGTGGTTTCAGACTTAAAGACGGACAAACGGTCTGGTCTAATGGTCCGATCATTGAGGCAATGGAGAGAGGTGCTGTTCTTTTACTTGATGAGATAGACCTTGCAAGTAATAAGATAATGTGTTTACAACCAGTCCTTGAAGGTTCTGGTATCTTTGTTAAGAAGATTAATAAGTGGATACAACCTAAATCTGGTTTCAATGTAATTGCGACTGCCAATACTAAAGGGCAAGGATCCGAAGACGGTAAGTTTATCGGTACTAATGTTCTTAATGAGGCATTCCTTGAAAGATTTCCAGTAACTTTTGAACAGAAATATCCTTCTGTTGCAATTGAAAAAAAGATTTTAAATAATACTTTAAAATCTTATGGTAAATCAGATGTCAAATTTATTGACAAGTTAACTACTTGGGCAGATGTAATAAGAAAAACCTACTTTGATGGTGGTGTTGATGAAATTATATCTACAAGAAGACTTGTACATATTACACAGGCATATGCTATCTTTAATAATAAGATGAAGTCTATAACAATGTGTACTAATAGATTTGATGATGATACAAAGAATTCCTTTGTAGAGTTATATACTAAAGTGGATGCTGGTGCTTCTGCTGATTCAATTATTGAGTCACAGAAAAAGGCAGAACTTGAGTCTCAACTAAAGGAAGACAATGATAGTGAGTCGGATGACGAGGAAGATGATTCCAATGCCATCTAAATCTATTCATAGTGTTAGTCCAGGAAAGGCGTCTGAAAAGACGCCTGACCTTAAAGGGACTATCACTTTGAATTTAAAAAAGAAAACACTACATCAAGTTTATAATCAAGTTATGATGTGTGAAAACCTAGGTTTTCCTAATTTCTCAAAGGGTGAACCTATTAATAATTTAATGAGAGAAATAAAATCACAAGTAAGAAAACAAACACGCTTGACAAAAAAAGAAAATTATATTATAATAAAAGAACTATTGGAATTTTGGCCATTAAGTATAGTCATACCTAGTATGTTAATATTAATTTTAATGGCGAATATATTACAATGGTAAAAATAAAATGAATATATTTTGTTTAGATAAGGATCCAGTTAAGGCAGCACAAATGATGTGTGATAAACACATTGTTAAAATGTTATTAGAGTCTGCTCAACTTATGTGTACAGCACATAGAGAGTTGGATGTATCTTGTAATATTATGCCTAACATTGATAAGATGTTATATAAATCAACTCACAAGAATCACCCTAGTGCTAAATGGGTTAGAGAGTCAGCATATAATTACATATGGTTGTACAGACATTGGGTTGCTATGAATGACGAATATAAATTAAGATACAATAAAAAAGTAAATCATAAATCGTTTGATAGATTAAATGAATTTTTAAAACATCCACCTGACAATGCACCACTTAATAAGATTGGTACATTGCCTACACCTGCTATGCCAGATGAGTGTAAGATACCAGGTGATGTTGTAGAGTCGTATAGAAATTATTATATCAAAGTAAAAAAAGATATTGCTACTTGGAAAATTCCTAGTAGAAAACCAAAATGGTTTGAGGTAGGAGTATGACACAATTTAATCCCAAAAGTATAGTAGAACAAATAATACCAGAGAATTTAGAGGATGCTGAGGCACACTTATACGAGTTTGAAAATTTAAAAACAGGTAAAAAATATGTAGGTGTACGCAAAGGTAAACCTTTAGTAAACTATTATTTTTCTTCAGAAGACGAACAACTACTAGAAGATTTTTCTGATAGTAATGCTCAGTTTAAATATACCGTATTGGATTATGGTACATATCCAAATGTTCTTGCAAAAGAAACTTCTATTTTAAAATCAGTTAATGCAAAAGTCAATCCTAATTATTACAATAATAGTAATGGTTATGCTGATGATTCAATTGTAATTGATCCTAAAAAGATGAATGAATTTGCACAAGAAATTTTAAATCATAAAAGAATAACTTTTGAGAATATTATTATTGAAAGATTAAAAGTTAAGAAACAAGTTTTAAAAGGTCTTAAAAAATTACAGACTAGAAGACAGACCCTATTTCATAATCATAAAATGAAATTACAACAAAAAATTATGGACAATGGAGGTAATACAGAGCATTTAACCATTGTTGTTTTAGAAAAAAGAAATGGAGAAGATTTAATCATAGGAGGAAATCATTCTGATAGTGCTATACAATCTTGCAAAAAAGCTACTCACGCTTATGTTATTTACATACCATTAGAAATACATAAACATTGGAGTGATTTAAATGTTAAACAATTATCTGGTTTCTTAAATCCTAGACAAGAAAATCCTACTTTAGAATCTCACAATGATGATATAGAGGATATGGTAGTTGATTTATTAGAAAAAGGTTATAATGTAAACTCTAATGAAGTTATTGATATTTACAATATTTACTTTTTAAATACGGCAGATAGGGCAAGTATATCTAAAAAGGCAAAAACTAGAATTAAAAACCAAGAATTAGCAAATTTAAATTGGATTAATTATAAGGCAGAACCTGACTCAATTCTTTTAAATAAGAAAGTCAATATTGAAAATGCTAAACAAGGAGTTTATTGCAAGGCATATTCAACAGGTAAGATAGATTATTGGCGAGATATTGTTCAAATCAGAAAAAGAAATAAGGCGTTTATAGAGAATAAACAATTTGATAAACTTATAAAAATATATAAAGTATTTCTATGGCATCCTAGTCAGAAAGTAGAAACAGAGCACTTTCAATTATACGCTGCTGATGATAAAGAGATTATGAATTGGGTACTTAATAGAAACAATAATGATACTAAAGATACAAATATCTCTCCAGTACAAATTGTTGTTGAGTATATGCCATCACAAAGAATTAAGGAGGTAAGTTAGTTGAGTATTACGGTTGAAGTTAGAAAAGGTAATTTGGAACAGGCAATGCGTGTTCTAAAGCGTAAAATACAAAAAGAAGGCATTATAAAAGAGTTAAGAATGCGTCAATATTACGAAAAACCTAGTGAAAAATTAAGAAGAAAAAAGAAAGAAAATATTGCTAATGTTAAAAAAAGAATGAAAAAATTAGCAAGAATAAGAGGATATTAAGAGTTTTGCGCTGGTGATATAAATATAATTGTCCTGGCTATTCGTAAGTCCTGGGCGTGAAGACCGACTATAAGAATTTAGTTGGTGTCGCAAAACGCAGATTTGCTACTTTACTGCGTAAACAACAAAGTGGCACTTGAAATTATATAAATAATTATTATATAATATAATGAGTATGCCATTAAGGGTACTCGGAAAATAACTTTGCTTAACAAAAGGAGGTTACAATGACCAATAAAGCACTATCTATTTTCAATCAATTAAGACCATTATCAGTAGGATTTGATGATGTATTCAATCATTTTGAATCAATGTTTGACCATCAATTTGATACTCTTAATGTGTCTAATTATCCACCATACAATATCGTAAAAGTTGATAAGAATAAATTTGATGTTGAAGTTGCATTAGCAGGATTCAACAAAAAAGATATTAATGTATCAGTTGAAAACGGTATGTTGACTATTGAATCTAAACAAGAGGAGAAGTCAAAAGATAAAGACGAAGACGGTGAGGTAATCCACAAAGGTATCTCTAAAAGATACTTTAAGAGATCATTTACTATCGCTGATGATGTTGAAGTCAAAGGCGCTGAGTTAAAAGACGGTCTATTAAGGGTATCAATGGAGAAGATTATACCTGAGTCGAAGAAGATGAAAACTATTAATATCAAGTAATATCAGTAGTTAAACGAAGATAGGCGAGGCAGCATTGACTTCCTCGCCTTTTTAGTATATAATGAACACTATTATATAATTATGAATAAGGAGTGAAATATATTATGAACATAAGTACAGACACTTTATCGGTGTTAAAAAACTTTTCAGACATTAACCAGAACATTTTGGTTAAACCTGGAAATAAAATACAAACTATCTCCACAATGAAAAACATCTTGGCAGAAGCAGAGGTGAGTGAGAAGTTTGATAGTGAGTTTGCTATATATGATTTACCAGAATTTTTAAGAGCAGTTGAGTTATTTGAAAAACCTGCATTAAAATTTAATGGTGGATCAAATGTTGTTATAGCATCCGCTAACTCTAAACAAGCAATCAAGTATTTCTTTGCTGATAAATCGGTTATTGTTGCACCAACAAAAGCAATTAATATGCCAGATCAGTATGTATCTTTTACTTTAAAGAAACAAGACTTTGCTAATCTACAAAAAGCAATTACTACACTAAATTTACCAGATGTAGCAGTTGTAGGTGATGGCAAAAACATTAAACTTGTTGCTACAGATAAGAAAAATAAATCTTCAAACGATTATTCAGAAATCATAGGTGAAACTGATAAGAAGTTTAATGCTTATTTTAAAGCAGAAAACTTAAAAGTTATTGGCGATGACTATGATGTAGAAATATCTCAACAGAAGATTTCTCATTTTATCAA